TGCGAAGGAAACAGCAGATATTCAAATAATTAAAAATGCAACGCAGCTCTATATGATCGTTAAGATTGTAAGTTTAAAGAAGTACTTATTTACTGTACCTTTTAATGGTTGAATATCCAATTCGTCAAAAATCGTCAAAAATTTTATTTAAAAATATTAGCAACTGCATTTGATGCTGCTGCTTTCATTTCATCGTTATAATGTACATACGTTTTCATAACCATTTGTGGTGTATCACCAAGTAGTGATGATACAGTTTTCACATCTAGTCCATTTGCTAATAGCTTTGTAGCATAGGTATGTCTAAGGTTATGAGCTGATAGGTTATCTCCAAAGCGTTTTAAGTATGTGTTTATTTGCCATTTAACTCCGTTTTTCTTATATGGGTTTAAAACTAAATCATGTTCAAACTCTAACTCATGTGATTTATATTCTATTAGTATGTTTTCTAATATGGGCGGAATTGGCAAAATTCGCACCGAATTGGCGGTTTTAGTTTTCTCAAAGGTGATTGCACCTTTACGGAAAGAAAGTTGCTTATTGATGTGAATTTGACGATTTTCTAGGGATATATCATTCCAAGTTAGTCCATATACTTCACTAAATCTCATCCCTGTATATCTAGCTATCTGTAAAAAGTAATAGGCTTGTGGATATTTCTCACGCATAAACTTTGCGAATTGGTTTAAATCTTCATCGGTTATTGTATGGATCATATTCTTACGTTCCACACGTGGCAACCTAACACCAGTACATGGGTTATCTGAAATTATCTTGTATGGGTTTATTGCTATATAGAATATCCGACTAACTACTTTATAGTATGTTGTAATTGTAGTAGGTGATGAAACCATCTTATTTACTACGTTCTGAATGTGTAGCGGTTTAATGTCAGACAATTTCATATCGTGAATTGATTTGTAAGCACATATAGCGTGATTGTACATAACCAAAGTACTATGCGTAATGTGTGCCTTTTTTATTTCAAGGAACATATCAGCAAATTCCTTGAATGTTAATTCTTTTAATTCTGTATCTTTGGTAAGTAGTGCGGTTTTGTCTAATTCCTTTACTATAACGTGTCCGTATTCCTTAGCCTCACGTTTTGTTTTAAAGCCTTGCTTAGACTTTTGTTTCCATTTATAGCCGTCTTTGTACGCTACAATTATTTGGAAACCCTTATCTTTTTTGCGTATTGTAAAGTTATATTGCATAGTGTACCTCACAATATATGCGTGTAGAAGTTGATACCCTCAAACTCTATTTCCCTTGCGTGTGCCATACGTTCGATTAAATCAATATGAGCATGACTATACATATCATCATTTAATATATGACCTATCTCATGTAGTATACCTTTACTTTGTACATCAATAGGTTTATCACTATTAACGAGAATGGTGTAAGTACCATCATCGTTTAGTTTTAATACCGCAGTTTGTGTAGGTCTTAATTTAGTGTAAATCAAAACTATATTCATAATACTTAACCCCCTTATGGGAGTATTGTATCTCATGAAATGGGAATGAAATTACACATCTAGTATGTTATTTTATTCTATAAAACCACGGTTTTAATTTTACTGATAATAAATCATAAGCGTATTTACTTGCTAAATTCCCATGATATTTGGTTTTAAGATGCATAAATAAAACTAGCTGAGGGTCAAAAGGATAAATATCAGCAATCATTTCTAATTTCTTTAACTCTAAATCGCTTATTTCGTGATTTTTAAGTACTTCTAAATAAAGCAAACGACCACCATTTATATCTATTTCTTTCATAATAAAGTCGCAAATTGTAATATCGTTATCAAATAGGCTCATAGCATAAATATATGTAGCCATATATTCATCTGGGGTTTCGTTTCGCATTTTTTTTGTTTCACATTCGGAATGCCAAATAGAACTAAATTTCTTAAATCCAATCTGGTCATGAAAGCTTGTTGAGTTAGCCAAAATATAAAATGCAATGATGATAACTATTAACAATATAATAAGCGAAAGGATAAACATATTACTTGCCCTCACGTTTCTTTAACATTTCGATAGTGTTTATTACAAAATCAATGTCAGCCTTAGACATATCTTTGCTTGCATCAAACAATAATTTTAGATTTGGGTTATCTTTTACCGCTTGTGCGTATTCAGAAACATCAGGATCTTCATAATAAGGAAAATCAAATTCATCTTTTCCGTATAGTGTATCTATATTTACATTGAAATAATCAGCTATTGCCTCTAATATCTCAAAGCTTGGTTTTCTTCTTCCTTGCTCGTACATACCAACAAGACTCGGTGATACATCTATATAGGTTGCCAATTCCTTTTGGGAAATGCCACGGCTTTTTCTTAGTTCTGTTAATCTGTTAGCAAATGTCATTTTACACACCGCCTTATATATAATATATACTTCTATACTTTGATTATCACACAAAGTGAGTGAAATTTCAAGAAAAACTACACTTTAAGTGTTGACAAGTTTTTAATTATGTACTACACTATGAGTGTAGCAAGAAATGAGGTGATTAAATATTGAATACAAAAAACATTGCTACTAGATTGATAGAGTTAAGGAACTCTAAAAATTTAACTCAAAAAGAGTTAGCATTAAAAGTTGGTGTAGCACCTACATCTATAGCTATGTATGAGGTTGGTAAACGTATTCCAAGAGATGAAGTAAAAATTAGATTAGCTAAGGTGTTTGGTAAATCTGTACAGTCAATTTTTTTTGCGAAGTAGCTACACTTAAAGTGTAGGAAAGGGTGATAAATGGAAAGTTTGGTATACACAGTAGAGCAAGTAGCCGAACTGTTACAAATTTCAACAACATCTGTATACAACCTAAGAAATGATGGAAAGCTAACTCAATTACCAAATATAAGTGGTGTGAAATTTAGCAAAAGAGAGGTTGAAGCATTGGCTGGTGTTGAAGATGAATATAACACAATCGGTTATAGAAAACTACAAAGCGAGGTGGAAAGCCTAAGAAAAGAAAACCATAAGTTAAAGAGTGAAATAAAAAAAATCACCAGCCAAATGCTAGTGATCGTAGGAGAAGATTTGAATGATTAAGTTGTGTTACGCACTACGCACCATAGCAGCATTATTAGTTGTAGGTGGAATGGGAAGTCTACAGTTAGACACGATAGATTTTTGGACATTCTTTTGTCAAACAATGCTAGGCATGGTGATGTGGTTATTAGTTGGATATTGGTTAGATGATATTCGATATTACGAAAATAAAAAAGTCCGCTGTGAAAAGTTTTAGAAGAAGTTTCAGCGGACTTTGTGTAGAGATATTGGAAAATACTCTACTTATATTCTATCACAAGTATAAGGAGAAATTAAATGCCAAGTTTATATGAACTAAATAAAGACTACAAAGAATTGCAAGCAATGTTAGAAGTTGCAGAAACAGAAGAGGATATGCAAGCTATCCAAGATACTTTGGATATGTTAGATTGCAGCATCGATGAAAAAATCGAAAATACTGCAATGTTTATCCGTAACATCAAAGGTGATATTCAAGCGTTTAAGGATGAGTCAAAACGGCTAAGTGCTAAAGCTAAGACTTTAGAAAACATGACAGAACGATTGAAAAATAACATTGATCACGTAATGAAAGAAAACCAACTAACAGAAAAGAAAGTTGGACAGTTTAAATGCTACTACAAAGAAAGCGAAACAGTAGAAATTGATGATTTGTATGCATTGCCTGATGCGTTTAGAAAAACAACAATTACTGCCGATAAGGTGGCAATTAAGAAAGCAATCAAAGCAGAACAAGAAGTAGCTGGTGCAAGGATTGAAAAGCACATGAATTTGCAGATTGGTTAGGTGAAACATGGAAAACATAGAAAAAATAACTGATAGCCAAGTAGTTTTAAATCAAAGGGTTGGTGATATTCAACATAAGTTGAAAGCACCTAAAGGGCAATACAACTCATTTGGTAAATACAACTATCGCAGTTGTGAGGATATTTTAGAGGGTGTTAAACCGTTGTTAAAAGAACACAACTTAGCACTTCTCATTGATGATGAAATTGTACAAATTGGTGAGCGATACTATGTAAAAGCTACCGCAAAAATTACGGATGGTAGAGAGATTGTAAGTGCGACTGCATATGCAAGAGAACCTGATACAAAAAAAGGTATGGATGAAAGCCAAATTACAGGGGCTACATCATCTTATGCTAGAAAGTACGCACTCAATGCGTTGTTATGTATCGATGATACAAAAGATGCTGACACAATGGACAATAGCAAAAAGCCAGTACAACAAACGCAAGAAACTGTGTATAACTGGCAAACTCTAAAAGCTAGAGCCACACAAGGTGGTATTAGTGAAGATGAGTTAAAACACTACCTAAAAGAAACGCTAAAGGTTAATGAGTCAAAAGACATGACACAGGAACATTATCAACAAGCATTTAATTGGGTAAACGCTCAAAGGTACGCTAAACGATGAAATGGAGCGTAAAAGGGCAGAAAAAGCCGAAGCT